AAAATGCACTTGCGTACACACTAGTGTGTACGCTTTTCTGCATTAAGAAGTTCATCACACCCATTTTCCTAAGAGTAAGCTCCGCTTGGCAGTATATAGACCTTATACTACTCTTACAAATCCTTTATCAAGCTAATACAATGCGTAAACGTACAAGATTTTCTTCCAAGAAAAGTACGCGTACGGCTTATTTGTACACTAACTTGAATCGTCCTATAAAACGGGACGTCGAAGTTACAACATTCTACGAAGAATGTCATGACCTTGATAAAGGTCGTGGGTGGAAGCCGTGCTCGCACTTCTCTATGGAAGTCGAAAATTACGGTTTCTACTGTACCTATGGAAATCCACTAGGATATTCCCCTTATTGGTACAGCTTTCACACCCACGATATCCCTGATCCTATCGATCTTTTTCCTGAACGTCAGCCTAATTGGCATCGTTCTGATCTACGTAAAGAACCTTATTATGCTCTTCGAAAAGAACATAATTATCTTTACAATCTCACTCCTGAGATGGTAGATCAAGTTAAAAGTCGACAGGAAGCTGCTCTAGCTTCCGCTTTTAAAGGTTTACAGTTCTTATATGAGCTGCCTGACTTATCTAACTTCTTTAAGACAGTCAAGGACCTTCTTAATTGGCGCAAGCTAAACCCCTTTTCTCCTCTCGCTTTCCAGTTTGGGGTTGTTACCCCTATACAGGAATTACGGGATGCTAGTCTTTTAGCAAAAGACCTCGGCATGAAACTCCGTAAATACACAAACGAACTTGACCGTAATGGTCGTGTTGTTAATGTGCGATTTAAGGGTACTCGGGAGATCAGGTTTTTCAGAGACTTTTGTAAGAAAGGCAACCTTGTGTTTGAGGGTGACCTCGAATACGAATTACTTCTTAAGTTTAAGATTAATTCAAAGTTGCCTTTAGGTCTCGATAGTTGGGGAACCGCACTTGCGCGGTTTGCCGATTATTGGGGTTTACACCCTACCTTAGAGACGATCTATGACCTGACCCCTTGGTCTTGGGCCATAGATCGAATTCTACCAATTTCGGAAAGTGTTCAACTCCTTGACAAAGCCTTAGGGCTTGGTAAGAAGTATTCCACTGACTGGGTTGGTATCTCACTCGTAGGCGTCACCTGCTTTCAAGATGCCGTTATTGAATGTAAACACATTCAAAAAAGTTATAAGCTTGAACTACCTTGTTCTGCTCATAACAAAACCGGCGGAATCATCCGATTCCGTTCTTACCGCAGGAACGTTCCTATACTTCTACAGAACCTCACTCCCCTCGAATTTATTCGAAGAGCTGGAGGAACTATAGATTCCGCGGAGATGTCAACTTACTTGGCTCTCTTCGGTTAACCAGTCCAATAACTTTTCTGACAATGAAAAATACTAGCGTTGGGCAAAGAAGCCCTATAACATTGCTAGGTAATTTCAGTCTTTTTGAAGTTAATCATATTATGAAATACTTCAAGAAATTACTTGGACAAATTAATGGCTTAGGTATCCATTACGTTGAGTCTGTTCTTAGACATCGTGGTTTTGCCTTTTTGGTAACCGCCTTAGACAAGTTACGGAGTTTTCTCCTCTCTTGTCTTTCGTGCAAACCTGATTATTCTATAATCAAAGGCTTTATTCGCGTAAACAATGGCTTTCCGGTTTTCCTAGGAAAACTATTTCGAAAAGTCATATGCAAGAATGGTTATCCCCGAAAGGATATTTCATTCAAATTTTTACGACGTATCTACGATGTCTGTTCTTTCTTGACAAAGATTAAACCTTCGCCTAAAAGTGAAACTAATCAGAATTTTTCTGATCAATTTACCATAGAAGAAGAAAATCGTTATGTCACAGAACAACTCAACGAAACCCCCCACTTCGGCCGGGACGCCGTCATCCAATGGCTTAGTGGACTGTGCAATTCGTTTTACCGAACGCCGTCCATCTTTTCCAAAAAATACGAAGTTCGACAAGGCTCCTTTGGAGCTTACCGACTTCCCATTGACTCGTTTGTCTCAGCAAGAGGCAGATTCGGTCCAGGGACCACCTCTGGTTCCAGCACGGACTTACCGTCAAAATTGGAAGAGTATTATTACCTTTCTGAACCATTCATTTTCGGGTTCGGTACCATTAACAATGGTATCTACAACCCTGATTGGTTCTTCGGTTCTAATAACCTCAAGCCTCAGCTTAAGTTCTGCTTGCTCGAACAGCTTTCTATACTTTATCGTTGGAAAGCCTTTGCTCGCGTGCTTTATAGAGTCAGGCGCGACCTTACCCCCTCCAGGGGCATCGTCGTACCTAAAACACTCTTCAAACAGCGATTTATCGCAGCAGAACCAAGCTTCCTTGGATTTTTACAACAATTTGCAGCAGCCGACTTCGACTCCCGAACCGAGCTTTTTACAAGCTTTTTCGGTCCTTGTATCAGTTTTACTGATCAGTCGATTAATGCTCAGAAAGCGTTACTCGGCAGCCGCGACCGTTCTCTTTGTACAATTGATCTATCTTCTGCTAGCGATCGTATAACAACGATCCTTCTACAGAAGATTCTTCCTCCCGAGATATTTTATCTATACGAGCTTGCTCGTACCGATTTTATGTCTATCCGGAAGTTCTCGTTGTACAAATTTAGGTATGCCTCCATGGGATCTGCCTTGACTTTCAAGGTTTTGTCTTTAGTCTCTCTTTTCGCTTCTGCGATCGGAGTGGCTTTA